TGGATTTGTTTTTGAAAAACTTTCCAAGGATTATCATTAGCAAGATACCTTTCGGAGATATTCATCTCAGTAAAGGTAGGACGCTTTTCCCTATCAGTATATTTGTGGTGCTCTGCATCCAACTCAAATTGTTTGATGATTTGTCCACACAAAGTTTTGTCCATGACATCATCATAGACCTTGATATAGTCAGTAAGTCTAGCCACCATAACTAAACTCCGCTTCTGCTGCTTTATCAAGCGCCATCATCACTTCTGGCGTGAAATACTTCTCAGGATCGGCAAGAATAACAGAAGGATAAACGGAAGATTCCCCAACAACAATCCTATTCCCCTTTCGCTGGAAGACTCCATGCTTCTCACCCAATTCCAATAGTCCGTAATACTTGTCAAGTCCACGGTCGTAATAAAGACGTGTTTCAACCTGTGAGTTCTCCTTTGTCAGTCTTGACTTTGCTGCTTTGCATTTGATAATATTGCCAACAACCTCTTTACCATCCTTTTCCTTCTTCTTTGATAGATGTATAATTGTTGACGAAGCGTATTTGAGTCCACTACCTCCACCCATTTCTTTGGTCGGGACATAAGCACCGATTACATCATATGTATGATTGGTAACGAGCATTGGGACGTTTGCCTTACCTAATTTGAGCGTTAGCACACGGAAGGCACCCTTGATCAACTGACTCTTGGTCATGTCACGGACTTGCTTATCATTAGCAACGTCTTCAATCTCTTTGGTGGTAGAGAGCATACCCAGAGAGTCTAGGACAAACATCATAGGTTGTCTATTTTCTTTAGGTTGCTCCATATACTTGTCTAGAATGCGACAAGATTGGGTGCGAAACTCTTCAATGGTAGAGACAGGAACAATCATCATACGATCAGCAGGAATACCACGATCGACAATCATCTCCTTAGAGATAGCAGATTCAGATTCAAAATAGATTACCCCAGCATCGGGATTTGATTCAAGAAAATGCTGGACAATCCCAAG